AAGAAAGAACCGCAGATGAAATCGCAACAATATTCTCTGCTGCGGGTGATAGCGTCACTCTAATTAATACAGAGACTTCTGCAAATAGTAATGAAACAGATGAAGAATGGAAAGATCGTATTAAACGTAATGTAGATCATCTTAAAATTATCAAGGCTTATAAAAAGCTTGATGAAACAACTTCTATTTGGACAACTGAAGATTTTACAGATATAGACAAAGCAATAACTGATGGTAAAAAAGTTTACGAGTAATTATGGAAGATTGTTTAAATGAATTAATTTCTAAATATGAGCAACAGCTTATTGAAATTCAAAAAATAAAGCAAAAAGCTAAAAACGATTATGAAATAGCTTGTAAAAATGAAGATAGATACCAAGGTGCAATCATTGGAGTTAAAGATGCACAGGCTCAATTATTATCTACAAAAGCACAAGAACAAGAAATAAAACCTTCTGACGCAAAAAAATAAAAATCTAACGCTTAGATTCTTGCATTTGCCTTGTCATCAGGCTCATAGTGACATACAAAGGCGATAAACCTATAATTAAAAAAAGAACTGTTATTGTCATCACCGACATAGCCCTAATTATTGCAAGTTTTATCATGTTTCAAAAAATAGCTAATGTTTTGAGTATTGTCTCTTTTGTTATGGTCACATCTATTTTAGGTGGTGGCTACTTCGGTTATAAGTATGTAACATCGGAGCAATTTAAAGCAAAAATAATGAATCAAGTTTTAGGTGAGGTAAAAGGATTATTACCTAATGTGATGAATAATGCATTGCCAAAAACTACAGGTGAGTCTATACAATTACCTAAAAAACTTGGATTCTAATTGGAAATACCAGAAATAAGTATTCCAGAAATAAGTATTCCAAATATTCATATTCCATATACTTTTTTACCTAATTATGACCATTCAAATATTGAGGTCATAGGTTGTAAATATTATCACAGAGATACTAAGAATACAGGTAATAGAAACTTGCTAGTAGATGATCCAAGAGGTGTTACTTCAGACTGTCCATTTCCAAGTTTTTATCCTCTTAATTACCAACCAGATCAACTAATTATTATTGAAGAAACTGCACCTGTTAATAAAGAACCTGATAAATTACCAGAAGGCAAACCACCTCAAACAGAAATACCAAAAGAAGAAAAAAAAGAAGATGAATATAAACCTTGTCCACCAAAAAATGCACCATTTAGGCAAGGCGATTTCAAAAATGAACTTAGGTTAGAGAGACTGTTAAAATATGAGCGTAATATTGATGGTTCATGCAATGCGGTCTGGGAAAAAGTACCTTTTATCGACCAGTACATCCCACAACCTAGCACTATTGTCTCTACTGCTGTTATCGCTAGTGTGGCTGCGACTACTCCTATTATTTTAAATTTAGTAAAGCCTATAGTTAAAAACTTGATAAAAAAACTGACAAAGAAAAAAGATAAGGTAGAATAAATAATACAAGGAGAGTACGGCATATTTGGAAGCACTTCGTCTGCCACGAATCACTGCCCTTCTATTATCCCTTGTACTAAACAAAGGAAGTTGTAAGTATAGTCTTTGACCTCTGCCGTTACATAGAGCCTTTGTTTTATAAGTATTGGAAGTTCTAACCACAGCTAACACTCCCTAGTTAGAAAGAGCCAGTACTTATTTTTTTGTTTTGATTTCGTGCGTATGTGGTATAACTTGACCTGGTGGAACTATAACTTTTATTCCTTCACAAATCTCTGCATATTTTCCAGTAAATACAACTCCGAGTTTCGCCTGCTTTCCGCAGACCTCTAAACGATAAAGTGCCATCTCTAGTGACTGTTTCTGATACAACAATTCCTGATTTTTAATATTTACTTCTGTAGCTCTTAGACATAACTCAGGTGCTTTACCTAACGGAATACTGATCTGTGCTGAGATCCCATAGTTTAAGTTATAGTTATCTTTTTCAAATCTTGGAGTCTCTTGTACATACTTAATAGCACCAGTATCTTCATCATAAATATTCTGTCTAGTCACAGTTTCTATAGGGCGATTGAATGACCACGCATCTGTTACATAAGGAGTAATTGTAAGACTTGGTGAACTACAAACTATACCTTGTGACATCCGAAACTGAGGAGTGCTTTGTGGAGCGATCATCGTTGCATTATTATTTACTGTACCCTGTGCATTTGAACTAGGACTTGCAACAGTTGTATTAGCTAAAATTTTTGTAGGACAAAGTATAAGAGCTATTGCCCAAAGGTAGTTTCTATAGTTGTGGTTGTGGTTGTGTTTATAGTGCGATTTATTTGGGTTATTGTGTCGATGCCTGGTGTCATTACTGTCTCTACCAGAGAAAAAGGTTGAGATTTGTTCACGATCCTCCATCTAGGCATACCCTCCAATGTAGGACTCGTATAAGAAAAATTAATTCCATTTACAGTTTGTGTAGCTTCTGCTGTTGGTATTGCATTAATATATCCATTTATATCAGCACTTTCAATGTTAGTTCCACTAACACCTACTGAATAGCCTGTCCTATACTGATAACTCGTAATTGATTCTGTTACTACAGATTGACTTGTAGAATTTGTGCTAGAGCTGCCACTTCGGAAGGTTGGGACGACAGGATTTGCAAGGGTTTTGACAGGAAATAATATTATTAGTAGTAGCCAAACTCTAGTCAATTTGGATTGAAACTGTCGTGGACGCTGTACAGCTAGAACCTGATCCAAATGTACCAGAACAGGTTGTAACCCCTGATGATAAACTCGTCATTGATCCACTACCTTGAGTCCCTCCGCTTCCAACTGTAGTCACTCCAGATAAATGTGGTAGTGCAGCTATACCACTAGAAGGAGTGACCGCAGATGGAGTCGCATCTCCAATAGTAACCGCTTCTGTAAGAGAGAAGGCAGACCCAGCTGTTGTGATAGCTTTATCAGTTTGTATAAGAGCAGGTACACCATCGGTGAGAGAGCCAACATTCAGTCCTCCGATGGCATTAGAGGTGGTTGACCCCCCAGATGTTACTGAAGGGGTGATATTTGATCCGCTAAGACTGTAAGTAGTCCCCAACTTCTGAGTCGTCACGAATGGCATATCAACTGAAATTTGGGCTGATGTCACAAATTTCTGCGTGATGTCGGCATAACTAGGACTTGCAACTAATAGCAATAATGGAAGTAGTTTTTTCATTTTTTAATCTCCTTAATTACTTCTGGTTTACTTGTAATTAGTTCTATTGGCTGTCTTATTATTATAGTCTGTTGTCCACTAGCGTTTGTATTATATGCTGCGGACGCTTCATCTTCTTTCTTTTTTTTCTTTGCTCCACTAGCAGCACCGACAGAAACACCCCATCCCGCTAGGATGTTGCCCAGGAGACCTGCAGCAAAAGTCGAATCCACACGAGGCTGGTCTGGGATGTCTAAACCAAAAAGTTTATTAGGTAATTTTATATATCCAAGCGATAAAACTATTAAACACCAAGCAAGAATAGCTCCTTGTGCTGTAGTGCTTACTAAAAACATGATTTTCTCCTGATAGTCAGGCTTGTCATCCTCTATTTGTTTATTCTTTTGTTGTGATTCTTTTTGGGTTTCTGTTGTCATAGGCTTTTTCTGTCATAATAGACATATATAGAGGACTCGTAAAGTGGTAGAGGTTATTGCAGCATTAGGTGGGGCTTGTCTTACAGCTTGTTTTGTTTCCGTTGGCTCAATGTCATATAGAGGAAGACAATCAAGAGATGATCTCGTGCGAAATACAACAGCTATAGAACTATTAACAGACAAGATAGAAGTTATGCACGATGATATGAGAGAAGTATTCCATCGGCTAAAAGAAGTAGAAGTTAAAGTAGCAGAAATTAAGCCAAGACGATAATTAAACATTTAGCTACTATTAAATTAGTCATAATAAAACTATGCTAAAAGTTATAAGGCCAATCGTCTTTGCATTTCTTAGAGGTTCAGCCATAAAAAAACTCGCAATAGATATACTGCGAGCAATGGTTAAGAAAACAGATAACACTGTTGATGATAGCCTTGTTGATCTTTTGGAACGCAATCTTTTTCCTAATAGGTAGGTAAATCTATTGTTCCAATAGTTACTTTCCCAACTTTACTTTTTTCTTTTTTGTTTTCTTCTTTTTAGAAGATCCATAACCTCTTGTTTGTAATTCCATTTTATAAATGTAACTATAAACAGTATATCTTTATTGCCTTATATATCTAGTACGTTAATTTAAAAATAAAGGACTTGTTATGGATATTCTTATGCCTTGGTCTGATTGGTTTACAAAACAAGCTCAAAAACGTAAAAAAGTAGAAAAATGGGTTATGGCTGATGTAACACTAGAAGAAGAAATTAAAGTAGAAGTTTTTTTAAGACATATAGTTGAATGTTTAGAACCTGACGAGATTCCAGATCTGTTAAGTGCATTTGCAAAAGAAAATTTTAGGCTAGTAAAAATTATTAATCAAGCAGGGGATCATATAGATAGAATAAACTCTAAGTCTTTCTTTCCCAAAAATAAGCACAATCCTTAGCCCAAATACCTCCACTTGCTTTTCCTTCTGGCATACCTAAACCACATTCAGCTTTTACAACTAAATGATGAATACAATCAACGCATAACGGATGATCCCGACTCATACATTTTGCGTCTGCATATAAATATTCCGCTTCTAAAATAGCGGGTTCTAAATCATTACTTTCTAACGGTAAATCAAGTTTACCTTTTGGAGTTTTTATTTTTACTCGCCATGTTTTTGGTTTCTCTTCATACAAGACCATTCGCCCTGCATGATACCTAAGAGATGGCATTAACTATTCCAAACTCTTCCGTCAATAGTTTCCCAATCTTTTGGTGGTTCACTTATCCAATGTCGTTCCCCATTTATAACTCTAAAAACATGATTTCCGCAACATACAATCTCACCTCTCTGTAAGGTCTGTTTTTCTTTTTCCATTCAAAAATATTAATCAACGACCTTAATAATACAATCACCCCATCTTGCTTGGGCATACTTTATTGCTTTTTCCTTATTTTCTGCATAAGTTGATAACTTCATTGGTGCATTACCTATTCCTCTAACTAACAAATTATACTTTTTGGTTTTTGCATCTTTATTTGCTCTAGTAACACCTTCTTCATTAGAACGCATTGCTAAAATTTCTTTATCTTTAAAATTAGTATCTTTCATTTTCTACCTCTAATCTTTCTTTATCTGTAAAATCTCTTACAAGCATTTTTGAGACTTGTTGAACTTGATAATTATGTTTCATAACTAAAGTTCTTATAGTCTCATCAACTCTATCATCCTTAACTGATACAGTTGAGTCGTTTCTGTAGTGCAATAAATGATCGTAACCTCTTATGGCTCTATCTAATTCTTTTTCTAATTTTTTTAATCTTAATTCTTTTAATTTTTGTAGTTTTTTTCCCGATTTAGTTTCTTGTCTTTTCATGGTTTAATCTTTTCTAATTCTTGAATTGCTAACGATCTTGCTTTGTCGTTTATACTTCTATATTGTTGTTGATCTATGTATTCTAAAATGATTCTTGAAAAGTGTTTATCGTAAATAGCTCTAAATAAACTTTCGTCATAATCTAAACTAATAAGTTGCGATAAAAAAGCCTTGCAAACTTGTTGCTTTCTTCTTACTTTTTGATGCCATTCTTGGTCATACAATTCTTGTTGTTCTTGTTTAAATTTTTTTATTGAGTCCTCCATATTATTTATTGCTGTCATAAGTTCATCCTTAAGCAATAAAATTTCTGGGTTACTTAGTTGGCCTACATCATCAATAGACACAACCTTATCAATTTGTCTGCTTTTAAATGTTAAAGGCATAGATAAAGATAATTTAGGTACATTTTAGCTAAAAAACTAGGAATTATCTAGTTTTAGTGTTGTTTTGCCATGATTTAATCAATATTTCTAATTCTGCTATTCTCTTTTTAGCTTGTTTAATTTTTTCTTCAGTAGTCATAAAAATAACATACCGAAATCTTATTTAACTACCACCTAATTGTTTTCTTTTACGCATTTCTTTTAAGGACTTTTGACCTTGTGCAATATGACCTTGAATTAAGGTGTAATAATTTTTCTTATGTTCAAGTTGTTTCCTATCATAATCAGATAGTTTTTCCTCATCTATATCAACATGAAGTCTTTGCACTTTTCTTTTAAAATTATCTATATGTAATTCAGCCCTATTAGATAAATAATCTACTGCTTGTTTATCATCAAGAATATAGATTTTTTTCTTTTTAGTTTTTGCTACAACAGGATAACCAAGCTCTCTACAGTTCTTTTCTATATCTCTATAAACATCTCTAAAAGCATACTCATCAGGATGATAAGTAACTTCTTTTTTGTTATATCTTTCAAGACGTTTATGATACTCTTCCTCACCTAATAAAAAATATTTGTAGTGATGAAGGACTTGCTCTTCAGAAAATACATCTCCTTTACGGATTTTCTGATAGTCGATTGATAGAATTGGTAAATCTTGCATGATTAAAGATAAAAAATAATATGTAGCCTGTTAAGTACAGGCAAA